GCCGTACTTGCCTTGCTTTTCCAGGTCTGCTTGTTCCGCCTTAGCTTTGAAGTCCAGTAACTCCTGAACATCAACGCCATCAGGCACAGCCTTTGCTTGAGCTTTTGCTTTTTTGTACTCATCCAACAATTCAGCGTTTTTACGCCTCATTGATTCGAGTTCTGTTTTTAATTCGCTGGTGTCAACAGATTGCTCCACAGGAGCAGTTTGTTCTTCGGACATGAATTAGCCACAGGCTAAATTGCATTACCACTTTACTTTATCTGCCCAATATGCGGCACTTGTTTTTCCTTTAGCGATATTTTTCGCATGACGCGCTTTAAAAGACGCACGCTTTGCCTTATCCGCCGCTGATTCACCCTTGCGCGGGCGCTTTGTTTTTGCGCCCTGCATCCCAAACCTGATAAGCCTGTCGCTGCCTTTGTCTTTAATAACAACAGCGTGCGACTTGCCGCTCGAATGATTCGGCGTCTTAATCGGCTTGTCGTAGCCCGAAAACGTATGCCCGCCACGTTGGATGCTCATCGTTTTTTGTTGTAGCGGGCGTAGATCGCAGCATCTGCTGTTCGTGCCTTATCGCCTCGCATGTAACTATTTACCCGGCCCATTGCCCATGCAGCCATCGGAACGTTGCGCGATCCGCTCGACAAGTATGCGCCCTGCCCTTTTCGGTAAACCGCAGCCAATTCTCCATAGAAGAACTTAGACTTTTCAGCCTTTCCTTTTAGGGTTTTTTTTGTTGCGGCGTTTAGTGGTTTTGCTTTTGGTGCCACCTTGTTTAGTCCTCGATGCAGAGACAGCTTTGATGTCAATAAATTTGCCTGCTTTGTAAGCAGCAGCGGTGCGTTTAATCTCTCGGGCTTTACCTGAGCGATTCTTGGCACCAGAAAGATACTTCTTAGGCAGACCAGTGGCCTTGTCTTTTAGGACGCGCCGCTGCTTCTTGGCCATTACTTTTTCTTGCCCCCTTTCTTTTTCTTTTTAGGCGTAGTCATCTGGGGCTTTTTAGGCCCGGAATAACGAGGCATCAGGATTCCTCCTTAACTTCTGTTTTCTTGGCCACAGCTTTTTTGGCTGCAGGCTTGGATTTCTTCTCTTCGCCTGGAAGCGTGAGTTGAAATCTGCTATGTAGCTTTGCCACTGGGATACCGGAGCTTGAGCTGGTCCAAGTTTAGCTCTGACCCATCCTTGCTGACAAATTTACGGATAGCGTCAGATGCACCATATTTCTTGACTAGCCCATCCCACAGCGCAAGTCGGCCAGGGCCTAAAACATCTTTTTTGACAGAATCATCTTGTTCGTTCAACCATTCACCATAATCATCGCGGATGTTCTTAAACTCTTTTTCTAAACCCGTTGGGATATTTACATAACGCGATCTGCAGTTGAACTGCTGTGGCGGGTAAGGGCCTTTGCCATGAACAAAAACCTTGCCGTCTAAAGCGCGACAAATTGCAGATGTTTTTGTATCTAAAGTTGCGGTATATCGATATTTTGTAGTCACTTCAGGGTTTTCAGCTGCGACAATACGATCCGCTGCAACAGAAACTTGATTGACACTAGTTCTGACAATGGCTCTGATTTGATTGTTTGGAATACTTGTTGCTTGCCCACCTGCTGCAATAATCGTGTCAATGGATCCGCGTTGTTCACGATTTAATCTGCCTTTCGCACGCCGAACAATGTTTTCGATTGATTGACCTTCTAACAAACCATTTCGCACTGACAAACTAAAGATTTCAGATTGACGTGTAGACATATTCTGGAAAGCTTCTCGCAGGACTTCCCCGTTTGGCAGGCTAATTTGCTGACCAACTGTTAATTGAAAATTTACAGGGCTTCTAGCAATACGTTCAAAACTATCGCTGAGGTTGACAACGCCTGCAACTGTCGGCTGTGAAGTGACTATTGCTTCTGCTAACGCAGGACTGATTTCTACCGTTCGGACTGTTGCTGCTGCACCAGCTGGCAATGCTTTCTCAAGCTGGCCTGCGGCAAATTGTGTTTGCAAGACAGCTAAACCCTGCAACTCTTCTGTCATTTCAGCAATGCTTGCCGCCGACCAAGTATTGAGTGATTCTTTTAATTGCGCGAGGATCGCCCGAAGCCTTGCAGCTTTAACAGGTGACGCAAGCTCATCAATCCCACGAAGCTGATCGACAACGTCCAGCACAACATCGTTGTATGCACGGACCAACCGTCGAGCGACATTATTGCTATAACGGTTGAGGTCAATAGCATTACGGTACAACTCCTTTAGCTGGCTCATTTTTCATAAATGCCAAGGGCTTGTGGTTCTTCAATACAAACAACAGCGGCATCAGCGCCAAGCTTCAACGCGTTATCCAAAATTGACGTAAATTCCGCCACGACATCTTTGTCATAAGTCGCAATACTGCTTTCGGTTACCGCGCAGATCTTGCCGTCCAAATACCAAGTCAGTCTGATGACTGCAAAATACTGATTCGCAAGCCTGTCATGCGAATAGAAGAAATCTCGACTTGATGGTTGTTCAGGTTTTGGCCTGCGCAAATTATCAAGCCAATCCATTGTCTGCCTCCGGCTCACTTTCAGGCATTGTGACTTCTTGCTCAGGAACTGGCTGCGGTGTTTCAAGTAATCCACCAGCTTGCGTTGCTTCTAGCTCGGCCTCTACATCAAAGTCATCACCAAGCACTTCGCCGGCCTCAAGCTGTAGCAACAGCGTTTCCTGTGTCACCGTGCCAGCGGTGTAAAGCTGCAACAACGCTTGAATCTCTTGTGGCTCAAGTCTTGCGCCCATAAAGTCACGATTGACAAGGCTGCTGCCAGCTTGTGACTCCTGCAGATAATCAGCATGAAACCGCAAGCAATTGTCGATTAGATCTTGCATTTGCTGGGCCACCACCATCATCGTCGCATCTCCTTGACTGCGATCAATCCTCTTGGCCTCGGCTGTCTCACCTACAAGCTTTGCCCCCATCACAGCAGCAAGGCCAAGATCATTAATCTGCGAAACGATTTGATCCAACCTGCGGAACTGCGCGTCATAGCTGTTACCAGCAGGTTCGATATAGTTCGCAGACGCGCCTTCAGGCAGTGCTAAAGCTTCACCTGGCCCTGCGCTAATTTCTTCTGCTGCTGCAGGGAAGCCAAACAACGCAAGCATCGGCACTGCGCTGATGTGCAATTGATTCCCAAGATCTGACTGCACTTGATAATGCTGCAGATTTAGCTCGGCAATATCAGCCAACGGCGGAAACGACTCCAAAACGCCAACGCGGTTGGAGTAAGCAACGCTGAACGGGATCTCGCTCAGGCTTGTTGTACCTTCATCAACAACACGGAAGTCGCCTTTTTGATCTTTTTGGAAGATTTCAAATGCGCCAGGAGTCAAGACACGTATTTGCTCGACTTGCTTCTCGCCGTACAAGCCATTTGGGACAAGTACCTTTTCAAACAATCGAAGCTGCGTCAGCTTCTGTTGCCCATCGGCTAATTCAGTTCTGAAACCAAGCACATCCCTTGGCGAGTATGTAATCCAGTAAGGGCGGCCATTGTCGCCAGACTTTGGCGCGTCAACAAGAATGCCGACGTGCCCGTAGCGAATGCAGATGCGCGATGTGTTGTAAAGCCACGTCTGCAGATCATTGCCCTGCAGATCAACGTCGAACAGTTGTTCGCGGATTTGATCAGAAACATCGTCAAGCCTGACTGGCTTACGCGTCAACATGCCAGCCAACATGCGCTCTAGCCTGACGTAATAAGGCGATAAAACAGAACGCTGCAGTCTGTTGTCATAAGACTCGTCTAATTCTCTTGGCTCTTGCGGTAAAAACTTGCGGTGGCCTTTTCTGATTTTATATGTGCCGCCAAGTAAATGTTCAATCAATCCCCAATGCGGTTCTTGATTGACCCAAGCCGTGCTGGGGTCGTTCACCTGAGTGACGTTGCCAACACGTTGGCGACCACCAGAAAAGCCTGAATACACAGTTAAATCCCGCCCGATACCACAGTTTAGTAGAGCCTAATGCCAGTGCCCCGTCCAGCACGCGCATG